GGGACGCCTTGGCAGGTATGGTGCAAGCCCTTCGCAACCGCTGCCGCGTGTCGCTTAGGGTCCCTAAGGGGGTGCCTGCACCAGCCAAGCCGGGAGAGGATGCGCCCGGGTTTGGGCACGAGCACATACCTCTGCTCTGGATCAGCGACGGGCAAGAACAGCGCGCTGAGAAAGGTCACGTTGTGGACGTGCGGAGTCCAGTTCAGTTTCCAAATCATCCCATGCGGCTGGTTACTGCACCACTTGAAGCCCTGACGCATTCGAACCTCGGCATGCTCGGCGATGATCATGATCATGTCGTCGCCTGCAAGAGCGATGGCGTAGTGCACGCCAAGCTCCATACCTGCTCGTTCGGCAAGCCAGAACCAGAAGTCACGCTGGATCATGGTGTTGTCGTACGTCGTGTCGCTGTCACCTGAAGCTCGTGTACCGTCGACTTTGAAGAAGACGCCATGGCGAGTGAATCCTTTCTTCTTCACCTTGCGCTCGTATGCTTCAATGACGGCGGGGCTGGCCCCATCTCTGCGCAGCCCCATGACGCGCGCCTTGAAGACGCACGCGTTCAGGTTTTTGTCGAACCGCGTGGCATCCGCCTCAAGGTAGATGGGCGGGCCGCGGTCCGTCGTCAGCTTATCGGTCCAGTAGCCAAACCAATAGCCGATGTCCTCCGCCGTTTGTCCCGGCGCGTAGAGGAATGGAGACTCGGAGCCGAAGATGCGGGATGCTTTCTTCGACGCCGCGTGGAAATAAGGCCCGAGCACTGCTTGCAGCTTGTCGGTCATGCCCATGATGGCTCGAGGGTCATATGGCTCGAGATGTCCCCATTTGGTCTTGGATACCGCCTCTATCTTCACAAAAGCACTGCGGAGATAGTCTCTCGACTCGAGCCCGAACTTGGATACAGCGTCGCGAGCGTCGATGAGGCGGGCCTTCTTGGCCGCGCTGTATGTCGCGCGGCTGACCCACGAGCCAAAGCTAGTTGCCGTGACCCATGTTGTTTCCCCCACAC